GTTCAGAGAGACCCGCCTTGCGACGGATCAGGAATGCCCTTCCGAAGGGCGACGCTAGGGATGGTATGCGGAAACGGTATTCCGCGTCAAGATGGTGTTAAAACCTACCGTTTCCGTCCGCCTTTCGCGATCAATTTGACGCGCTCCTCGGGCGGCAAGCTGCGCACGAGTTCGGCCTGCTGCTGCTCGCGGTTCTTGAGCGCGGCCAGCATCATGTCGAGCCCTTGCGGGTTCAGCCCGTGCAGGTATTCCTCCGGTCCGATCGCGCCGGCCTTGAGCATGTCGTTGAGGATTGACCGATGCTCCATCGCGAAAAGTGGCGACGCGGTGTAGCCGTTGCAGAGGACGTGATAGCCCTCGGGCAGCGTGTCGAATGTGATGTTCCCCGGCAACTCTTCCGCGCACTTCACCTTGAGGATTTCGAGCGCGAGATGCCCCATGTCGCCGCATTGGCGCACGGTCCGATGTGCAGGCCGACGCTCGCGCGCGCTCGCCGCGGTGAGCAGCGTTTCCGCATGCGCCCCGGCGCGCACGCCGGACTCACCGCGCCCTTGCGAGACCGGCGGTTGATTGGCGGCATCGGATGCGTAGTTGGCGACGAGTTCCAGCGCGGGGATGAGTTCGGACGGAAATTCGGGGGCGAACGGTTGAACCTTCGCGCCGGGGCCGGTTTCCGTGACCCATCCGCCCGGAGACCGCAATGCCTGGCGGTAGGTTTCCGAAGTCTGGATCGCGCTAAACCCGACATGCGCCGGGTCCTCGCGCATGTCCATGATGTGATCCATCCCGGCGGAATGCTTGCGCAGGAAATTTTGCTGTTCGGCGAGAAACGCGACCATGCTGTGCCCGAAAATGTTCCCCTTCACCGGAAACGGATTGATGAGGAAATACGGGTGGCAACCTTTGACGCCGAGACAGTTCCGCCAGATGTCCGTGCCGATCGTCTCGTTGCCATCGATCACGTACACCGTCGCCCAATCATCGCGCTTCGTGTCCTTGAGCCAGATCGCATCGATCACGACTTCGCGTCCGGCCATGCCGGCGGACGGCACATGCGGCATGCGCGGCAGCAGGTTGACGAATCCTGCCTGCGACGGGCTTGCCGAGCCGATCGGCTGATTGAGGCCGAGCACGACGCGCGTGCTCTCGCCCATCTCGTTCCAATCGCGCGCGGCATCCTGTTGCTTGCTGTCGAAAACATCGGCGACGTTTTCGGCGCGCTTGAATTTGCGCAGCCAGACCTTGAGCGCTTCAATCGGCATGGCGTAGCGCACGAGGATCGCATCCTGGCCGGCTTCGTGCAGTCCCTTCGCGCGTTCATTGAGCACGCCGACGGCCGGGTGCATGATGGTGTCGCACGCGAACTGCTCGCCATCCCAATCGAGTTGCCCGAAACACGATCCGTCGATCAGCGCCGCCTCGACGGCATCGCCGAATTCGAGATCGGCGTCGGCGGCGCGGAGTTTGCGCGACAGGTCCGAGCCGATGGCCGAGGCCCATTGCAGAATTTCGATCGGAAAATTCGGATCAAATTCGAGCCGGAACGTGAGATTGTCCGGCGAGAACAGGTTGCCGGCCTGAGTTCGGATGCGCGACGTGATGATGTTCGCGATTGCCGGCGCGTCCTGATCGATCGTTGCGCCCGCATAGAACAGCGCGCGCCAGTTCATCACGTCCTTTTCGCGCTGCTGCATGCTGCGCAGAAGCGTCTCGCGAATCTCCATCACAAAATTGCGCGGGTTTTGCGTCGGCAGAATCATGCGGGCTTGTTCTTGCTCTGGAGGTCAACCGCGGGAAGCATGTGGCCGATGCCGCCGCCGAGATTGCCCAAGGGCAGCGCGCCAGGCGAACCCCATCCGCCGCCCATCGCCGCCATCTGCTCACCGCCTGGCGTTTCGTAGCCTCGTGCGCGCGCTTGCTCGATCTGATCGCGCATGACCCGCATGGTTTCGTTCGTGCTCGACGTCTCGGGGACGGCGTAGGTTTCGCCTTCGCGAACATTGTCCCGAAGGTTCGTGAGGAGCGGGCGGCCGTCATCGAAGTGCGGGCGCTTGAATGCGTGATGCTCGAACCTGGCTACCGCTTTCGCGCGCTCGCTTCGGATCAGCGGAGCCCCTTGCGTTTCCGATCGCGCGTCGGCCGGCTCGTGGAGCGCGGCTTGCATGTGCGTGGCAACGATGTCGTTGCATTCGGCGCATTCGCCGACGAATTCGCGCGGACTGTTGCGATCGACGAGCGCCCGCCAGCGATGGCCGAACGCACACTCGAAGGTCCGGTGAACCATGCTCATGGCGACGATCCTATCACACAGGCTTGCGGCGGATCAACCTGAGCGTCGAAACGAGGTAGGTTGGGATGTCGCCGTTGACAAGCTGCGAGTTTGTTTGCACGCAAGTCGAGCTGACAATCCTTGCGACTGTCGTGGTGGTGCGACCGTCGTGCGGCACTGGTGACCCATCGTGATTTACCATCGGCGATGAGTCGTAGTTTTTTTCACGGCAAACGACATCGCCGATCTGAACATCCTCGCCCGTCGCGTAGATCATCTCGCCACTCCCGCCCGTTGTTTGCGCATGAACCCGGTAACGATGTTTTCAAGGAACGTGGCCGGCGCCGCGCCGACATCGGCACGCTGCTCGCGCTCGCGAGTTCTGCCGTTGCTGTGCTGCGCAAGCCGGATGTGATCGACCCATGTTCGGATCGCGATGCACATGGCGCGGCAGCGGCTTTCGTCGCAGCCGTCGTCAGCACCAACTTGGCCGTCCTCCTCGACCAGTGTTCCCATTTCCTCGATGAGCGGCAGCGAGTGGATCAGCGCGCGCTCGGTGAGGAACGAGTTCTTGAAATCGGTGAAAATCTCCGCCTCGGTCGTTGGCGAGTAGCGCCAGTTCCACGTTCGCGCGGCGCCCCCAACATTGTCGATCCGGTTGTAGATATAAAAAATCATCGCGCCGAAAACGTCATCCTGCGCGAGCATCCCGAGGCTCGCCATGTTCCGCAGATTGTTCAATTCGCGAAACACCGGGCCGCCCGCGTTTTCGAGTTCGACGTTGACCCACGTATCGCGATACCAGCCCGCGAGGTAGGCCGTGACCCATGCGAGTTGATACGCCTCGATTGTTTCGGATGAAAATTCCGCGACCTGTTCGACGCAATCGGAATAGCATCGGAGCACTTCGATGACGGAGGCGAATTCCGGCTTCGGACTTTTCACGACAGACACTGCGTATACGCCGCGCGGCTTCGGTTCTTCCCACACGCGCAGATCGCAGCCGCGCACATGCCCGTCCTCCTCGTCGATCCCGACGCCGAGCGGATGAATGCGCATCGCGGACACATCCGAGCCGAGCACAACGCGATAGGCGCTGAACATCTTCGACTGCGCGGAGTCTCGTGCGGCGTGGAGCGGCTTGCGCGGCACGAACGCGTCGCCGCCGAGCTGGAACGCATCTTCGAGCACGGAGGGATAATTTTTACGCATGTCCTCAAGGTTGGTCTGCTCGTCGCATTTCTTGCGATACCAACCAAGTTGCGCATCCGTGAGTTCGTGCCCGGAAAGTCGTGCCGCTTCGATGATGTCGCGTTCGTCGTCGGTCGGTTCCGGGTTCGCCATGTAGTGATGGAACAACGCGGAGCGCCGGTCGAGCTTATAGAGATCGTGCAGCCACCAGGGCGGAAAGATGACCTTGCGCGCTGGATGGTCGAGCGACTTCCGCACAAGGCGCGCGAAAAGATTGTTCGATCCTTCGCCGGTGCTCTCGAACACGTAGAGCCTATCCGGGTGCTGTTCCGCGAGCGACGCCAGCAGCGAATTGAAAGCCGTCTCGGACCCCCATTCGCCACATTCGCTGCCGTGAATGATCGCCAGGCCATGCCCTTTCGCAAGATCGCTCTTCCGATCAGTTGTGCCCGCAACCAATAGGTTCAGCGTGGATACGGTGCCATCGCGGAATTCCCATTCGATGCGATCCTTGTTGTTCGTCTTGATCGGCACGCGATGCGTTTCGGGCAAGCGGTTCTGGATGTCCATCACTTGCGAGCGCGCGATTTCGCAAACGTCGGGCTTGTGCCCGATGAATGCGCCTTCGATGCCGGGGTGCGTGAGCATCCACAGCACGTCAAGCGGGACCAGGCATGTTGTGATCCCGTATTGCCGGCCCTTGGTCACGATGAAGAATCTGATGCCTTCGTCCATGCCTGACGCTATCTCGTCGAGCACGTACTGCTGCGTACCCCACAAGCGCAGCACCGTGCGACCGAATTCCTTGCTGTCGATTTCGGTGCGCGAAATGAAATCGTCGTAGACCGCGCGCCAGCCTTGCTGTTTCGGTTTCGGTTTGCGAGGCATCAGCATACCGCCAATTTCAGGTGAGCCTCAAGGATTGCGCGCTTGTCGCGGTTCTCGAGCCCCGTTGCGTGGCACACGAAGTCGCCGGGCTTCCAGGGATCGACCACACCATCGCGCGCCGGCACCGATTGCAGGAGGCGGCGTTGGACGACGCGCAATCCTCCGCGGAGCTCTGGCCGATCACGAAACACGGCTTGCATCGCGCTCTGGTCCCAGCATGCCGTTCGCATGTACTCGACGCGTCGCTGGGCCTCCCAGAAAAACATCCCCGCTTCGGCGCATGCGCGGATCAGCATCACGCCGGCCGACCACGGACTATCGCCGTCAGACCAATCTTTCGACACGATCAGCCAGGTCGCCGCGTGCATGCGAACGAAATCCTCAAGCGGTAGCCTTCGGTTGGTGACGACGGTATCGGCATCGACCCAGCATAGCCAGGTTCCTGGGTCGGACGCACGCTTCGCTGTGATCGCCTGTTCAATCCACCAGAGTTTCTGCCAAGACGGATGGCCGAGATTTTCATTTTCTGGTGAAAGAAATGCCTCGGTGAAATGGTATCCGTGCCGTGCGGCGTATGATCGCCAGCTTTCGTGTGACAACTCGGCGAAATCGAGCAGCCCGTCGCTGCCGCTCAAGATCGAGAACAGCGGCCTCCCGTTGGAAGTCAGCGAAGCGGTCAAATTCCCATCCCCACTCAGGCAGCATAAGATCGCGCGGCTCATGGCACAACGATATGTCCTCCATCGGCCCAAGATCAAGATCGATGATTTGGCAGGCGTTTTTCATTTTCCTTGTTCCCGCAAGATTTGGCGGTCGCGGTCGGCTTTTAGCGCGAGATTGTGTTTCGCCAGTTGCGCTCGTGCCCAACGACCACGACCAAAGCCGAGCGCTTCCGCCTGATCGTCGCGTCGCGCCATCACCAATTCAAGTTCTGCGCTAGACCAATCACGCACATGAAACGGGATCGCGCTCGGGTCACCATTCACGTATCGCTCAAGGCCGTCGTAGAATTCATCGCGGGTGACGTGAGGAGCCGGGCGCATCAATCAACTCTCGCCAAAACAGCGGCGAGCGCCCTCCGTTTGCGAACATGCCGATCCAATTCTGATTTGAGTTCGGCCCACGACGGCCACCATTTTTCACGCCGCGACCACCCACGACACGCCGCGCGCACGACATCGGGCGGGTATTCGTTCATCTCCTCGGCGTAGACGCTCGCCATCGCTTCGGTGCTCGCATCGCTCTCCATGCGTGCCTTGGTCAGCATGCGCAGCCGCGCGAGTTCGGTGAAGATCGTTTTCAGATCAGGCGCGAGCGCCGCGTCAACAATCCGAAGAGATGCGCGGCGATCATCGGGTGACAGCGGCGCGACCAAATCGAAATGGCTGAATTCGAAATCGTAGCCGTACTGCTCATCGTAAAATTCACGATCGACTGGCACGAGCATAGGCGCGACCGAAGGCGGCAAGGACGCCATCAGGGCGTTGTCCGTTGCCGTTGGGTTGTCGCCGTTCAGCAGCGCGGCGACACCAAGTGCGCCACGTTGCAGACCAGTCGAGCTTGGTCCCGCCGGCGCCGGCCTTGGCAGTCCAGTAGTCCCGGAATTCGGCGAGGATGTGCCCGGGGTCGAGACTGAGGGTTTCACAGAATCCACGATCTTCGGGAGTAGGCTCCCAGCCCTCCGGAATTCGTGATCCTCGCGATGATCGTTTGACATGGCCGTTGGCCTCCTTGTGCGCGCCTAAAGAATCTCCGTCAGGAGATTCTTCTATAGGTGTGGGTGTGGGTGTGGGTGTGGGTGCACGATCCGTGGCAGGTTCCTGGTTCCCACTTTTATGCTTTAATTTCTTACCCTTACGGCGAACGCTCTGCCTTCTGCAATATTCAAATTCTTTTTTCAAACGCTTTTGCCAAATCCGGTTTCCATCCGTGATGCAGAATTCGGTTATGATCCGGAACAACATCTCGGTTTCCAGTTTTTCTCTTATATCTAAACGGTTTATGAGAAACGCTTCGTCATTTGGAACGGTGCAGCCAGGGGTTCGCCACATAAGCACGAGCAAATCGTGATACATGCCGCGCTCGGCGCGTGTCAGATGCTTGGTGTCTGCGACCCAAGAGTCTGTGAATAAAGGTAAAGATGGGAATTCCGCCAAGATGCTCGACTCCTCAAAAGAGGGCGCGAGCGGGTGAGGCGCCGAAGGGAGTCGAGGTTCTGCGCCGACCTGGCCGGGTTTGTCCCCGCCGCGCCCGAAAGCCTCCGCTAAATTTTCGGAATAGGCAAGAGGCAAGTCATCCGCGCACCTCATGCGTGAGAGTTCGGCGCATGTGATGTGACGGCGGCCACCCCGCCTCACATCACCTTCGTGAAACCACGGAAGAGATGGGGGTAAGGTCGATGCTGTAGCCGAGCACGCGCGCCCATGCGATGAGATGCTCGCCAGTCGGATTGCGCTGGCCGAGTTCCCACGAAGAGACCGCGGCATCGCTCATCTTCATTTTCCACGCGACAGCTTTTTGCGACATCCCGAGCTCGCACCGACGCACGACAAGCCGTTCGATAATCTCGTCGTACTCCATCGCCTTAACTCGTGATTTCAGAAATGGACACGCGGCAGCGTCCGGCAATCTCGCCGAACGTCGCAACCAGCTTGGTGATCTGTTCATCGTTCGCGTACACGCCGATGTCCTGCAACAGGTCGAGAAGCGGCTTGATCCTGTTGTCGATATCGCCCTTGCGTGCGAAAACAATCTCGACGAGGAGATCGCCGGCCAGTTCCTTCTTCGGCATGCCGAGGCGCTGCGCCAGCAATTCCCAACCGGCGGCTTTCTTCCAGGCGCGGTATTTTTTCGTGCTGTAAAGGGCGCCGTTCGCCGAGACGCGCTTGTAGCGGTTGACGCTGGGCGGCTCAGGAAGCGTGAACGTCAGCACGCGCCGCCTCGTTCAATGCCGAAAGGATCGCCACTCGCTGCTCATGCGAACCGATCACAATGAATGCCTCGCCTGTCACGCGGTCGAGGATGACGCAACCGCTGTCATCGCCAGCGTCCGCGGTGTTCCAGACGCGGGAATGATCGACCACGTATCTCTGCGCCATTACTTGTCAAGCCTCTTGGTATGTTGAGGGGTTATTGCATTTCGTAGTATAAAACGCACCCAATCAGACAAACGCATCCGCTCGCGCTCGGCTGCATCCTCGAACGCCGCTTTTTCCTCCGGCTCCAATCGAACGCGAAGCTGTGACGTTTTCTCACGCAAGAGATGACTTCTTTAGCGCGGCACGGCAAAGCGACGCCGGCGGGTCGCGCCACGATCCGAGAGCGATGGCGCCCATAACCGCGGTGCGGAGCTCGGTCAACCGGCGCGCGGCTTCCTTGGGGTTCTTGATTGTGGAGATGTTCCCCATGATGCGATCAACGTCAGCCGCAGTTGCCGGCAATGCTAAGTCGAAATTCGGTTCGGCGGTCATGGCGTTGCTCCATTCGTAAGTTCGGCGCGCGCCTTCTCGATCGCGATGTTGAGTTTGATCGCTTCCGGGCCGTCGCCGTTGCACTCTGCCATGCGCTTTCGGTAGCGCGACTGGATGATCGCGAGCGCATCGTCCTTGCCGACGCCGGGAGGAACTTCGCCGAGAACTGATCGCCACGGCGCCTCGTTGGACATGCCTTCGGGCGGCGGCAGCGCGAGCTTCGCCCCTTGCGCGGCTTGCTCCATCGTGTAGGCGCCCCAGCGTTCGAGCGCACGCATTGCGCCGAGCGTCAAGTAGATGGCATGGGCGTTCGACGCCATCGTGTCGTACTTGTCGCACGCGAGCACACGGAGCTCTTTCGTCTTTCGGTCGATCCACCACAGAGCGACGGCGGGATCGCCGGCATAGACGCGCTGATTATTCCGCGAGATGATGAAGTCGATAGGGCGCCAGCGCCCGATCTCCTCCTTAAGTTCTTGCAATGCCCGGTCAAGCGACGTTTGGAACTTTCCATCGATCCGATGCGATGCGCGGGGCCTCGCTTGGGGCCAGGTAAGCCGCCCCTCCCTTACGTCATCGAACTCCATGTGCGTGGCTCCCGATCAGCCGTGTAACCCATTTGTGTCACACGCGCGGGCCACGGTCAACGGGGAAGAAGGGCGCGCCGCCGCCGGTATGACCCGGACCCACCTAGGAACAAGGCGATGTTGCGCGGGTTGGCCGCTCGCCGATGGGTCCGTCGCGCCAGTCTCAACGGATAGGGACTTGGGTCCGGCAGTGGGCATCACCTCCTTTGCGGATTGTCGCTTGCGCGAGCGGAGGGCGCGAAGTTGCTGCTCTTTGCTGCCGACCTTCGCCACTAATGCCCCTCATGTTGAAGCCGCTTCGCATTGCGAGACTTGCGCTTATCTTCGGCGGCCACAATGCGAGCCAAGTCCGCGGCGAGCGGAGCGGAGCGTTTGGCGCGAAGTTTACCCCATCCAGCCATAATTTCCTCAATCGTGCACGGGCGCCCAATGTGCTTCATGACTTCGATCAGCGTGCGGTCAACATCAACGCGCGTCCCGCGCAATTTTGGACGGAAGCGTAGATCATCTTCCGGCGGGTTCCACGATGTCGCCCAGCGTTCGTCTACGGGCTTGTTGACGCCTTGGATCGAATGGTAAAGAAGATGCTTGCCGCGTTTCGTTATCGTGATCTGACCGTCTTTCGCGAGCCGCTTGGCGCTTCGCCGAATTCGTTGTATCTGCCTGCAATCAAAACAGAGGCGAAACGGCGCAGCTTCTTTGCCGCACTCCGGGCATTGACCTCGTGCGATTCTCTCTTCGGCCAACTGGTTCGCCACTAGTGCCCCTCGCGATCGATATAGACGTACACGGGATCGCAAACGGCGCCATCCGGCAAAGAATAGCCGCGGCTCGTTGCGTACTTCCGCATCTCGTCTCGCGTCGGGGCACGCTCGCTCGTCCACCTATCGGCGTCGGCGAAATAGATGATGCCGGCGGGGCCTCGCGGCTTATCGAACAGAGTTGAAAGGCCAACGATTTGGATCATCACTAGTGCCCCTCGCGTGCTGCGCGGATCATGGCGCGATAACGATGTGCAGCTTTTCGGAGATTGGTTGTCATCGCAGTACCGGGTTCTGGGAGATTGAGCCAGCCTGCGGTAGAGCGTATTGCTGCTTCGCACATCGCCTCTGTCGGCTCCTCCATCGCTGCCAGCACGGCATCGGTTTCCCTAAGCAATTTCGGTTGTTTAGATCGGCATTGCCGCGCCGCTTCGCATCCCTCTGTGCCGTAGCAATGCGTTCCAGTCACGAAGCATAAGGCCCGCGCGATCCGTTCCCGCATCGTCTCAGCCATGCTCACGTCCTTCGCTGAATAAGCGGGATAATCCAAGTAAATGGGCCGGCAGCACAGCAGCACACGATTAACAGCCAGAACGTCCAATCGCCAAAAGTGTTGAGGCCTGCACCATCACGGTTTCCATGCCAGAGTGGCCCCCAATAGATTCCAAGGAATACCCAAGCGAGCATCCCGCTAACAGCCCAAAGTGCGATCGTCGTGTCAATCATGCTCACGTTCCTCTCGGTCATCATAGGGCGATTGTTTCAACGATGATGTCGAGCTTGCGAACTCTTGGCATTGGCATGATCTTTGCTTTGTCTTGGTGGTGTGACACATCAGAGACCAC